AACTATAACAAACAGGTAAAAGAATACAAAAGATATGTGAGAAAGTTCCCGACCCGGGTATTCCTTGGAATGCTGGGCTATGAATCACAGGAATATGAATACCTCAACTACAGCGCACCTGTGGATGCTCCGCAGGATCTGTTTAAAGAGAGGTAACGCATGGAAATAACAAAAAGAGAAATACTGGTCAGCATATCTATAGTTGCCGTGATGATCGCAGTAGGATTTCTGATCTCTGGCAAGATATCGGAGCATGAGATGGACAAGAATGAGAAGTACAACAAAGCGGTCAAGATAAACAGTCAGGAACTATTTCGACATGGGATGGACACCAGCGTTGGAGATGCATTTGTATATGGAGACCTCCAGGCAGTCGATACAGTATCCTATCCGGAATTAGATGGTGAATACATGTACGTGGAAAAGGTCAAGGAAATATACACAGAGCATACACGGACAGTGACCGTGGTGGATGGCAATGGAAAAACACACACCACCACAGAGGTGTACTGGACCTGGGACACAGCGGATAGAGAGGATATCAGATGCAAAGAAGTGATATTTTGCGGAGTTGAGTTTTCTTCAGGCAAGATTCGGCTCCCGGCAGCAGTAGATATAGACACAATATATGATTCGTTCTACGTCAGATATAGATACTACGGCGTAGAGGTGAAACATACCGGCACTATATTTACGCGGCTCAACAATGGCTCAATCTCGGATAATAGCAGATTCTTCGAGAACTCGAACATAGAAGAGACGATCAGCTATCTCGAGACAGAATCGAAGGGCGGGGTCATACTCTTCTGGATCTTCTGGATTGCGGCGACTGCCGCTCTGGTATATGGGTTCTGCTACTTGGATAACAACTGGCTGGAGTAAGAGGAGGAATAACGATGAATGAGGCAGAAGATAACCGTATCACAGTGAATGAGGCTGCAAAGCTGATGCAGGTGTCCCCGCAGTTCATACGGACGGGATTACAGCGTGGGCAGCTGCCGATAGGCTACGCAGTCAAGAACAAAAGTAAATGGTGGTACTACATCTCAAGAGCCAAGCTTGAGAAAGCCATCGGTATAAGATAGGTCAAGGTCTCTCCGGGAGGCGGCGCAAGCCGTGGGCGGTTCGACTCCGTAAAGACTTTTTATTGTCAGCGCAGACAAAAATACAAGGAGGTGACGGTATTGCAAAGAGCGCCACCAGAAGGAGAAAAAATGAAGAACAAAGAAATCAAAAAAAGAAGAGCAATAAAAAATGCAATACTCTACACCGTGGTTGGAGCAGCGCTGCTGTCGGCAATCATGTCACTGTACAGCCTGCTCCGCATGGCGTGGAGTTGGAAAGAATTTGCTGTGCTCATGCCGGTGCTCCTGATCAGCGTAACAATACTTATTCTGTTCTTCTATGCAAATGATGGATTCGTAGACGACTATGAGCTGTGGAAGTGCGAAGACGAAGTGGAGGAGCTGGAAGATGAAGATGAGTGAAGCTTTAGCCTACAGGGCAGGATCCGACCATCTCATCATCATAAGAGATGGGAAGACAGTATTCACAGGCTTTAAGGCGTCCCTGGAATTTATCAGGGGCGGCGCAAGGCTTGCAGAACTTGGCATATCGGGAGAGGAAGAAGTGAAAGCATACGACTGCCACCTCGAGATAAAACACAAGGACTGGGAAAGCAGAGGCTTGATGAAACCAATCAGACCGGACATAGACATGCCGTATAGATTCCAGGATCTCATGATATGCATGTGGTACCAGATTCAGATATAAAAAAACCGACGTTCACAGCGCCGGTTTTAGGGTGAAAAAAGAAAAATATATCCTGTATTTATTCTATCACCCAAGGCAGAAAAAAGCAAGGAAAACAGGGACTTGAGCGCCCTGTTTGATACTTGATTAAGTTATTAATCTTATGACAAAAGAGGGTGATTACATAGTAAGGAGAAAGACTTACACCTTCCGGAAGAGACGGATCATAGAGGTGGAGGAGTTCCACGATGGCAGGTATGGGCACCCGGGAGGAAAGAGAAAGCCGAGAGGCAAGCCCACACCCGAGCAGGCGGCAATCATCAACCATCAGAACAAGGTGAAGAGATGCAGGCACAAGCTCCTTGAATACTTCAGTCCGGGTGATACCTTCATCACCCTCACCTACGAGAAGAGGAACAGACCACCCACCATGAAGGAGGCGATAGCCCACTTCGGGAAGTTTATCCGGAAGGTGAAAGCAGAATACAGAAAGAGAGGGCATGAGCTCCGCTGGATTCGCAACATCGAACAAGGGACCAAGGGAGCATGGCACATACACCTCGTAGTGAACGATATAGGAATCACGACATCGATCATCAATAGCCTGTGGGATAAGGGTGGTATATATGCCGAGCAGATCAGACTATCGGACAAGATATATGATGACGATTTCTCAAAGCTGGCCGCTTACATGACCAAGGATGAGAACACCACAGAGGAGAAGGCAGATGGCACCATGTCAAAGCCGAGGATAAGACAGTCCTCATATTCCACATCCCGGAACATGCCACTGCCAGAGCCGAAGGTGGACAAGCTGCTCCACTGGAAGAGAGAACCGAAACCAAAAAAGGGCTACGAGATCATAAAAATCTATGAGGGCATAAATCCGGTAACGAGCTATTCATACCGGAGATACACGATGAGGAGGCGGTGTTAAATGGAGCGCATACACATACAGATAGACAGCGCCCAGACAAAAGAGACGGACAAGCATTTCAAATACACGCTTGAGCATATCGAGAGTGGACGGACCGCAAAGCTTGAGGGATATGGACAGATACACGGAACCTATCACGCAGCCACGATAGCGGCCATCACGGCGGCACTGTCAAGGTTCACCCGCCCATGTGAGATAGAGATTATCGCAGACGATGACTTTGTTCTTACGATGATGACAAAGAACCTGGCACGCTGGGCGCTAGATGGATACACAACGACAAAAGGAAAAGATGTGGCAAACAAGGATCTGTGGGAACAGCTCTGGCCACTGTATATGAAACACAATATAACAACACGAAAGGATGGTTAATATGTTTGAGAGATTTGGCGAATTAGAAAGTTACAAAGAGATCAATACACTGGCGGAGAACCTGTTCAACGAAGGTGACGAGCTGAGTCTGTATGCGCTCGCAAAAGAGAATGGAATACCAAAGGACTTCGTAGATATGTACCTGCAGGGAGATATCCCAGAGCTTGTGGATGCACAGACCGCAGCCGTTGGAAAGCTTGATATTGAGATACAGGAGCTTAAGCCGCAGACGATCATGAAGGACTGGGCAGAGTACATCAAGGTCCAGGCGATGGAGCACGAGGACATAGCAATCAAGGTGAGAGAGAAATGCAAGAGTCTGAAGGGATGCATAGCAGAACTACTCAAGTGGTCATTTGGACACCAGACAGAGATAGACAAGGATATCTTGAAGGCAGCAGGAGTCACAGCGAGTCGTGTAACTCTGGGAATGCCCGGACTTGCCGAGGCGAAGAAGATCATAAAAGAATATTATCTCGGAAAGTAGGTGGACAGGGTGAAGAAGAAAGCGATAGAGAGGGTGCAATATATCCCGGCTGTGAGGGCGAATAAGTCATACGCATACACCGCATCAGTGGTCGTGGCGGATATATCCGGGGTGGAACACCTGCTTATAGACATATATACAAACACCAAGGAGGGGCGAAAACGCCCAAAGGTACGCCTTGCTTATACAAGGACCGACTGGGGCATATACCGCCCGGTCACAGGCAAGTGGAGTGCGGGATCTTGCTATAGTACCGACTACAGCAATGAGGTATGGCATGGGGATGATGACAATAGACAGGTGAAGACATTCATCCACACAGATGATGAAAGCTTAATAAAACGCTGGACAGGCTTTAGCAATACATATACGGACTGGGTTCGGGCGCTCAGGTCGTTTGAAGATAACATTAGATGGAATCGTCAGAAAAATAGATACAAGAACAGACAGGACAGACTTGCCGCAAGGCAGGCAGACACCCCGCCACTTCCTGAAGATCTAGAGGAGTGGTGTAAGCGGAGGCTCTTTGACGGTGAACACTTCCTGTACTACAAGAGGCATGGCAGATATGCGGATGTGTGCTGTTCGGCATGTGGGCAGGTGACAACGGTATGTACCAAGCGGAGCGAGGCATACGAGAGCCAGTTTGAGAGATTTGCGCTCCCAAAGCAGAATGAGCGTGGAATATGCCCCAATTGCAAGAGAATCGGCAAGTGGAAAGCACTAGGAAAGACTAGAAACGCATACGGACTCACACGACACGCATACATAGGGCAGCAGTTCAGGGAGCAGGGCGCAGTGATCAGATACATAGAGGCTGAGACGATATACAACATTGACGTTGTTCTGGAAGATAGCAGAGAGGTAATGACAATGACCGGAGCGAGCGAGTCCTTGAGAGTGACAGAGATCGCAAGAAGTTACATAGAACCGGGCAGGAATATACAGAGGAACTATCACAAGTACAACCCATACACGGGAACAACATTCTGGGAAGACTGCAACCTTGCCGGGATGAACAATATAACACTAAGCGATGGTCTGGTATACTCCGGCACCTGGGCAGAGCTTGATAAGACCTGCCTGAAGTATTCAGCGGCTAAGGAATACGCAATCTATAGAAAATCATGCAACCTCATGGAGTACGCAGAGAGATACATGCGGTATAAGCAGCTTGAATTTCTCACAAAAGCAGGTTTCACACACATAGTTGATGAGCTGGTAAAATGCCGCCTTGGACATGTAGCGGATGCGGACGCCACAAACCCGGCGGACTTCCTTGGAATCAACCCGGAACGGGTGAAGATGCTGCAGGAAGAAAAAGGAGATATACAACTCCTGAAGGCTCTACAGAGAGAGAAGAGAAAAGGCGAGCACTGGAACACCGAAGAACTGGAACTGTACAGGCTGTTCATATATTCCCCAGATCTTGATACTATGCTCACCCGCATGTCGATAATCAAGCTCAAGCATTATCTGGAGAAACAGACAGGCGTATCAATAGGCGCAGGGATGTGTGGACATGCGAGCGCCCTGGTATCACAGACATACAGGACATACACCGACTATCTCGGCATGCGGCAGCAGACGGGATATGCCCTCACGGATTCAATCATCCTGTTTCCGAAGAACCTGAAACAGGAGCATGACAAGCTTGTGCTTGAAATAAACAAGGCTAAAGCCGAAAAGCGTGAACAGGAAGTAAACGAGAGATTCCCGGACATCAAGAAACACTACCGCCGCATCCGCCGTATGTACTACTACGAGACAGATGAGTACATCATCAGACCTGCAAGGTCGGCGGCTGAGATAGTGCAGGAGGGCAGAATCTTACATCACTGTGTGGGTGGTGATACATATCTTGACCGCCACAACAAGGGAAAGAGCTATATCTTATTTCTTCGGCCTAAGGGCGGGCAGGACACGCCATATGTCACGATTGAGATAAAAGACAATGCGATACAGCAGTGGTATGGAGCATATGACAAGAAACCTGATAAGGAGAACATAGACAACTTACTCAAGGAGTATGTCACATGCCTTAAGGGCAACAACGCGATAGCGATCACAGCATAGGAGGAAACAGATGGAATATATACAGATGACACTTGATATGTGGATGGAGACGAAGAGAAAACTCAATGCTGAGCTCCTTGGAGTCCGCAGGAGCTTCGTCAAGATCGGATACCTGCTCAGACAGATAGACGAGTCTAAAGGTTATGAGAATGACGGATATAAGTCAATAGCAGACTTTGCCAAAGGTGAATATGGCATGGAGGGATCAACTGTGAGCCGCTTCATGTCCATCAACCGAGAGTATTCGATAGATGGATACTCGCAGGAGCTGAAACCGGAATACGAGGACTTCAAACGTTCTCAGCTTGAAGAGATGCTGAAACTGTCAGAGCCTGACAGAAAGATGATCACAGCAGATACGGCAAGAGCCGATATCAGAGAGCTCAAGGCATTCAACAAGGAAACACCGGCAGCAGGTGAGGCAGATGATATAGACGAACTCATAGAGCAGTTCTTCAAAGATAACAAGGATGAGCTTATCAGGATATATAGCAGCAACAATATACTTGATGATACTAAGCAGATTGTAGAGATAGTGAATCCTGCCGGAACCAGGTCATACAGGAAAGGGATGTATTTCCTGATGATGCACGAGAATGCGCTTAAGATCAAGAAGTTCGGCGGTGCTCCGGTTGATATGACATGGGAAGAGTTTGTTACTCGGATGTTAAATATATTCGGTGAGGACTTCGACCCTCAAATATATGGCACACACTTTGGAGAGGAGGAAGCGAGTGAACAGGATAATGCAGATGTGGCAGCAGATCAGAGAGAAGAGAGCAAGAAGACAGAGGATACGTCGCTGGCACAGGAAGAAGAGATACATCACGATGTAGAGGAGGCAGTAGATGGACATAGTGAAACAGCTGGAAATACTGTATGCGGAGAGGCAGGACATAAAAGCGATGATAGTGCGGATGAAACAGCAGAGACGGGATACATCAGCACTGGAGAATCAGCTTCAGTATCTGAACGAGCAGATTCAGAAAGCGGAGAGAGAACTGAAGAAGAGCATGGAACATCTGAAAACGGTACTGAGGGAGCGGAAGAAGTAATTGCGCCGGCGCAAAATCACAAGGAAATCCTAGAGGTTGATGACCCTGAAAGCAGAAAAAAAGATGCCTTGAAGGCGGTCAGACAGTTTGAACGAGAGATATCTAATGACCATTACAGCGATGCTCTCAGGATGATGGCTGGAATCCGGGGGAAGCTGAAAGAGCTCAAGGACATATTACATTCCACAAAAGGTTGGAGTTAGAAAGGAGAGCACATGACAGGATTCGAGATCACAGCAAGACACAATATCATCTGCCAGCCTGGCAGGCGGGTGAAGATATTATCATATGGCGGCAAAGAGAACAATGTCCCATATACAAAGTGGGTGCGGTGGACTGTAGTGAAGTCATACAGGGACTATGTGTTAATGAGGAGCGAGAAAGGTTATCGTGAATGCTTTAGCCACTTTGACATAGAACAGATGATTAGAAAGGGGGAAATTAAGTGAGGAATGAAGACATCATAAAGCACCTTATGAACATAAAAGATGGATGCTTATCATCCTGTGAGAAGGCAGCAGTCACCGGAGCAATAGATATCGTGAGCGATTACGACAAAGCAGCGGCACTCTCGGGAAGACTTACTGCAGACTATGAGACTGGTAAGCAGCCTGTAAAGATGGGCGAGAACTATTTCGCCTGTCCTCGGTGCGGGAAACGAACAGGTTACAATCACACGCACTGCCATTGGTGCGGACAGCTAATGATAGGAGGTAGAGAACATGGGAATAGTAGACGCTTTCACAGCAGAGGCAAGAGTTGAGCTTAAGGTAAACGAGCTCATGAACCTCATGAAATATACGGCAAAGGCAGAGGTCATATATAATGGCGTCAAGGCAAATGTGCCACACAAGTATTTAAGAGCGTGCATAAATGGAAATGAAGAGAAGGAGGTAGAGGACAATGTTTCTGAATGAGAAGGTACTGAACAATTTGATGAAACAGGCATACAAGTCAGATGGACTTGTCATAGCCCAGAACGAAGATAACTGGGTATACATAGCAGGAAGATTCTGGGAGACAGAGATCAAAAGAGAATACATCCCGAAGCAGACGCTTGCGAACATAATAGCACTTGCTGGTGAGCTCCCAGAGCCGGGAGAGAGATTCCGATCAGACAAGCAGGGAAATCAGTATGAAGTGGAAATGCCTATGAGCATAGATGCTAAACCTTACACAATGGGACCGCTCACCATCACAGATACGCTCCAGATCGGTACAGATGGGACACTGCAGCGATATCTTCAGGACACAGATACCGGAATGCTTTACCTGCTCAACCAGGCATTTATTAACCTGAGCAAGGGCAGTATTGACGAGGAGCATGGTGAATATGTACCATCTGTACCGTTCTACAGTAAGGTAGGTGTGCTCTGGCAGAATAACATATGCCGTATGACAGCAACATTCCGTCACGATAGAAAGAACAAGAAGACGCTGGATGCCCTGAAAGGCGTAGACCTTACACCTTCGACACTGGAGGATATGGAATGATGTACCCTAAGCCGGTATACAAGAAAAAAAGAAAGCAGCATAAGCCGTCAATCCTGCAGTTTAAAGACGGCACCTGCTATCTGTGCACAAGACTTAACGGAGACTACGGAAGGAAGCCTCTGCAGGAGCATCACATATTCGGAGGGCCAAACAGAATACACTCTGAGGCATACGGCCTCAAGGTGTATCTGTGCATAGAACATCATACTGCTGGACCGGCAGCAGTCCACAACAACGCAGACAATATGCGGAAACTTCAGAGAGACGGTCAGCGTGCATTTGAGAGAGAGCACACAAGGGTAGAATTTATGAATATATTCAGGAAGAACTATCTGGAGGACGAAAATGGACTATGAAAGATTCATCATAGATACAATAAACAAGATGTCCGGAAGATACACAGCATATAGAGTATTCAGTGACTGGGTTGCGATGACAGCTATAGCCATATCTAATGCAGTCACATTACGGAAAGAGGTTAAAGATAGCCGGGAAGAACAGTATAAGAACATTTCATCCAGATACAGGGCAGAGGAACTAAGAATATTTGGAGATATGACAGGGGCTTTAGCCTTGGCATTTGAAGATCAATTTCGGGACATACTCGGAGATATATACATGAAAACCGGATGTGGTAGTAAGTCAACAGGTCAGTTTTTCACACCGTATCATTTATCTTACCTGATGGCTGCACTCGGATTTGATTCGCATATCAAAGAGATCGAAGATTGCAATGAGATAACACTCAACGAACCATCAACAGGAGGAGGGGGATCGCTTATAGCATTTGCACAGGTAATGAAAGAACATGGCTATGACTATCAGAAGCAGCTCCGAGTAGTGGCTCAGGACTTGGACTGGAATGGAGTATATATGACATACATACAGATGTCATTGCTTGGAATCAAAGCGACAGTCGTACAAGGGGATACGTTAGGAGAACCGTACACTAAAGGCTATGATGAAATGAGAGTATTATATACACCGGCGGAAATGGGGGTATTGTTATGAGATCAGCTTTATTTAACGACATAATGGTGGTTCTTCAGGATGCCGGAGTTGACACAGATATGGTTAGGGCGAAGTTGATAATGACTTTAGATAATTATGATGTATCACGAAGGTGCACAGAGGTGTCAACTCATGTTGATGAGGACGAGATTCAGAAATATATTAAATTATTTCTGGTGAATAAGAGGGTGGCCGGAAGAACCGAGAGAACTATACAGATGTACAACGCAAACCTGAATAGATTTTTTTCGGAATGCCAGAAGTCTCCGCTTGAGGTGACATCAGATGACATCAAATTATTTTTAGCGGTTAAGGAAGTAAGAGACCATGCAAGTAAGACATATCTAGCTGATCTTTTGAGACCGATATCATCGTTTTACCAGTGGATGGTCAGAGAAGAATACGTTATTAAAAATCCGATGAACAAAGTAGACCCAGTGAAAAGAGTAAAAACTAAGAAAGATGCACTCACAGAGACGCAGATAGAACAACTTAGACTGGAGGCTCAAGGTGATATCAGGTTGACTTGTATTTTAGAAATGCTGTTATCGACATGGTGCAGAGTAACAGAGCTATGTCAGATAAAACTAAATGAGATATCAGAAGACTATGAAAGCGTTCTCATACATGGCAAAGGAGAAAAGGATAGAACTTGTTATATAAATGCAAGGGCAAAGCTGTATTTAAAACAATATATAAGCTGCCGCAATGATCGAAATGAGTATCTATTTCCGAAAGCAAATTTAAAAGTTGGTGGCGCAGGAATAAGTGCAATGTCTGCAGCTACTAAAAATGCAGGAGTTAAACCTAGGAACTGGTGGACAGCTCCAGAACTGATAGGGACAGGACACATAGATAAAGGCACGGTGGAAGATCGTCTCAGAAAACTCGGGAAAAAATGTGGAATTGAGAAAGTACATCCACACAGATTCAGAAGGACAGGAGCAACGTTTGCGCTGAGACGAGGAATGCCAATTGAACAGGTGTCGAAGCTGCTTGGCCATGAGAGCATAGAAACTACACAGATATATTTAGACATATCTGAGAGAGAGCTAGAGCAGAGTCACAAGAAATATGTGTAGAAGAGGAGAAGATATGACAAGAATATACTTAAGTGGACCAATTACAGAAGTAAATGATTACATGTACAAGTTCGGTGATGCCGAGGAGTATCTTGAAGAGAAATACACGGATACGGCGGTGGTGAATCCAGCACGCATCCTGTCACAGCTGCCTAAAGAATGGTCATATGAGGAGTGTATGGACATATGTCTGAGACTCCTGGATAGATGCGACACGATATATATGCTTGACGGCTGGCAGCAGTCCAAAGGGGCGAACCGTGAATATGGTTATGCGCTGGCAAAAGGCATGATGATCATAAAGGAGGATTAATGACAGGAAAGAACGCAGAAGGATATCCGGATCCTACAGCATCCATTGCAGTAAGCTTAGTCACGAAGAAAGAAAAGGAGAAAGAGAAAATGAAAGATACAGCTAACCCAGAAGAAATATGGATGATACAGAGCGCACAGGGAGATGTGCCGGCTCTTGTACTTGCTGATGATGGACAGACCGCAGTATATATAAAACTGAGAAAGACAAACATCACATGTCAGGACATAGATGTCACATACCGCGGAAAGATGTATGCAAATCCAATGATGATACAATATACGCAGAGCGAAAACATCATCAGCTTTGAAAAGAGGTTACCAGATTCTGAAGCCGAGCAGGCAAGACAGATCATAGCAGACACATTTGGATTATTGAATTATGCCCAGGGCGAACCTTTACATGCAATACCAGTTGAGGAATATCCTGAACAGGTATCAATGCGAGAGGATGCTCTTATATCAGAGATGAATTACCTTAAGGCGAATATACACAGTCTTGAAGTTGCCCTCGCTAGATGTGAGGGAGAGAGGGATGTGTACAAGGAGTTATTTACAAATCATTAGACTGGAGGATTAAGTAAATGTTGATATTACCAATAAAACGTAAGTGGTTTGATATGATCGTCTCCGGAGAAAAGAAAGAGGAATACAGGGAGATAAAAGACTACTACGACAGCAGACTCTTAAATGCCTTCGGTGCAATATGCGTAGGTGATGAGGTGCTGCACAATGTTTTACCAGAGATGGATCAGGTAGAGTGGCCAGTGCCAGTGATATTCCGCAATGGATATTCAAAGGTGGCTCCTCAGATAAAGGCAATGTGTACGCTCAGTATAGGCACGGGCAAGCCAGAGTGGGGAGCTGAGCTAGGAAAGAAGTATTATATATTGCACATCAAAAAAATAGAGAGGGGGCTGGAAAAGGATGAGATTAATCGATGCAGACAGGCTGACCGATTGGGTAAATGAACAAGAAAGAATTGTAACTGAAAAGTGTATTGCAGGAACAGGCGTGTACTGCATTCTGACAAGAGATGTATTGACTGCAATACGATCCAGCTTAAGAGCCTTTGGAAAGTATATAGAGGAACAGCCAATAGCATACGATGTGGATAAGGTTGTAAAGCAGTTGCATGAAAAATCTTTTTTTATTAGTGAAAAGCATGATGTTCGGTATCAAACTGACAAGCCAGGCATTTCGTATTTTTCCACAAGAGGACTAGAGGATGCAGTGAATTTATATGATGCTACTAAGATTGTGAGGCACGGCGGTTTGTCAGCAGAACCACTTCCAATGAAAGATTTTTTTAGAAAGGAGTAACGAATGAGAGAGACGAAAGATATTGAAATGAATAGCCTGGCCGTAGAGTGCGAGAACTGTATGAGTACACATAAGGTATCAGTATACATAGACTTTACCGAACCGGTTAGCTACAGAGAAGCCGAACAGTATGTTACAGAGCTTATATGTCGCGGACAGAGAGACCTTGAAAATGAAGTCAGGAGGGAAAGGCATATGAAAAAGTTGCCACCTCAGTAGGAATGCTGAACAGTATATGGTTAGGATTACAAGGGAGGAGATACATAATGCCAAACGTAAGGCCAATCAACAGCAAGAAGTATGGAATATCCAAGCATGCCTTTGCTACGGCATACTCATACTGCCTACAGTATAGCGAATGGAAGGCAGAGATAGAAAACAATACAGACACCTACAAAAGCCCACAGGTTACAGGGATGCCTACAGGGTCAGGCGGTGGATCTGATGCGACAGCAGATGCCGCAATGAGAAGGGCTGAGCTGATCGATAAGGTGGCATTGGTTGAGGATACAGCCAGGGCAGCAGTCGCCGGATATGATGAGATATATCCGTATCTCCTCAGGTATGTTACCACAGAAGGCTGTACATATCGCATGATAGACCAGCAGGGAGTACCGTGCGGCAGAACATTGTTCTACGAGATCCGCCGCAAGTTCTATTACATGATGGCAAAAAAAATATAAAGTGCGATACTCGAAGGACAAAAAAACAGATATAGTTATATCATCGCCAAATGAGGATAAGCCCTCAAACATATATATGAGCTCCGGGAGACCGGAGCTTTTGTTGTGGAGAAAAAGTATGAAAGCCGATGAACTCAAGAACTGGATAGAGGAACTGATAGACAAGGATGAACTGTGGAGGTTCTACAAGTCAAAAGAGTGGAGATCACTCAAGGATAAGATTCTAAAGGAGAATCACTACGAATGTGCCGAGTGTAAGAAGCGAGGAGTCATCACCAGATACGATGTGGATGACGAAGGCAACAAGCATCTTCTCAGCACGGTACACCATGTACAGTTCGTTCGCAAGCATCCAGCTCTGGCACTCAGCAGGACATATACATATGGTGGCAAGACATATCAGAACCTTATACCGGTATGCAAGGCGTGCCACAACAAGCTCCACCCTGAGAAGTGGAAGAAGAACGGATATAAACACAACGATGAAGAACATTTCGTGAATGAAGAACGCTGGTAGAGTACCCCCACCCCCCTATTACCCTAATTTTGGAGAGGGGAAAGCAACGGGGGAATGGACGCGACAAAAGACCTTCGCGCGCACGCACGAGGAAAAAGTGAGGTGAAAGAGCATGGCACAGCAGTCACAGGCAAAGATAAGAGAGTCACTTATGGCTCAGCTCCGGGCAAAAGGAGCTGACGTCTCACACTTCGAGGCGCTTGTGGATGACTATATGGAATACTGCAAATTGATCAAAAAAATGAAAGCTGATATCAAAAAGCGGGGAATGACCTATATCGCCATGTCGGCAGCAGGCAAGGAGTACGAGAAGGATAACCCAAACGTCAAGCTATTGCCGCAGTATACCAGAAGCCAGCTTGCAATTCTCAAGGAGCTGGGGCTCACAACCGACAAGATAGCGGAGGATGACGGCGATCTTTAGGATTGACAACATACCGGAGATTCAGGAATGGATAGACATCGTTGAACAGGGCACCTATAAATGTTGCAAAGACCAGGAAAACCTAGTCGCACACGTTAAATGGTGCTTTGAGAATGAGCCAATTCACGTTGACACGGAACAGTTACAAAAGTATATGCACTTGTGCGAGCAGTACGTGCCATTTGAACTGTTCCCGTGGCAGCGTTTTGTTATAGCGTTACATGACTGCACGTACTGGGATGACACTGGAATGCCGAGATGGCCGGACCTCTTTACCATGATTGGAAGAGGTGCCGGAAAAGATGGCATGATAGCAATTGAGAGCTTCCTGCTCTCGTCTCCGTATAATGGCATCCGTGAATATGATGTGGATATTTGTGCCAACAACGAGGACCAGGCAACACGCCCAGTTAAAGATCTGACAGGATTCTTCGAAATGCCAGGAATCATCAAAAAAATACGCAGGTTTTATGGTTGGACTAAGGAAAAGATAGTAAGTCTTAAGACGAAGAGCACTATCATTGGCAGGACAAACAGCCCAAAGGGCAAGGATGGACTCCGATCCGGAATAGTCATATTCAACGAGATCCATCAGTATGAGAACTATGCAAACATAGATGTATTTACAACAGGCCTTGGCAAGAAGGAACATCCCCGCCGATCATATTACACAACAAACGGAGATGTAAGGGAAGGACCTCTCGACGACCTTATAGCGGATTCAGAGGGTATTCTCTATAACGGAGAGGATGATAATGGCTTATTGCCATTTATTTGCCGCCTGGATGATGTGAAAGAGGTTGACAATGAAGATAACTGGACAAAGGCAAACCCATCACTGCCGTATTTGCCAAACCTTTTAGCTGAGATCAGAAAAGAGTACAGGGACTGGAAGAAGAACCCGGATCGACTTCCGGCATTCATGGCAAAGCGAATGAACCGCCCAAGTGGACACAAGGAATGCGGCGTTACAGACTGGGAGAATATCAAGGCTACCAACCAGGAGTTACCGGATCTTAAGGGATGGAACTGTACCGTTGGGATAGATTACATGAAGACATCAGACCTTGCGGCTGTGAATATCCATTTTAAGCAAGGCGACCAGCGTTATGATATCAATCATGCTTGGCTATGTTCAGCATCCAAGGACATCCCAAGAATAAAGGCGCCATGGAAAGAATGGGTCAAGTCTGGGAAACTGGGGTATGTGGATGATGTGGAGATACATCCAACCGTCATAACAAGCTACATACAAGAGATGGGAAGACTTTATAACATCACCAAGGTGGCAATAGATAACTACAGATATGCACTGATGTCTGATGCACTTGACAAGATAGGCTTCTCAAAAGAGAGAGGCAACCTCATACTGATCAAGCAGATAGACATCATGAAAATAGTCCCAGTGATAGATCATTGTTTCATCAATCATTATTTTCACTGGGGCGATGATGTTGTCCTTAGGTGGGCGACTAACAACACTAAAGTAATCAGATATGGCAGAGACCAGGGAGCCGACAAGGGCTCCTTTGTTTATGCCAAGATTGAAGCCCGGTCGAGAAAGAACGATCCGTTCATGGCGCTTGTGGCATCTATGATACCGGAGGCAGAGATCAAGGAAAGGCCTCAGTATGTAAGGCTGGGAGTCATTAAGATATAGGAGGTAGGACATGGGAGTATTCCGGAATTTTATTGAGAGGATAATCCCGCTGACCAAGAGGGCAGCAGACGGAACAATAATCATAGATATACCGGCATCACTGTATTACAAGGAACTAGCCATATACACAGCGACATCGCTCATAAGCAATGCTATATCCCGATCGGAGATCCGTTGCTATGAAAATGGCAAGCCGGTGAAGAATCGTGATTACTATCTGCTGAATATATCTCCGAACGCAAATGAAAACAGTTCAATATTTTGGCACAAGGTCATCAATAACATGGTCCGAAAAGGTGAGGCTCTTGTAGTGGATGCTGCAGGAGCTCTGTACTGTGCAGACGGCTATACAAAGCAGAGAGACCAGCCCATCAAGGGTGATGTGTATGCCAATGTGTCCGTGGGAACCTTTACGTTTAACAAGGTATTCACGATCAAGGACTATTACCTGTTCACGCTGGACGACATCAACGTGCACCAGCTCATAGATGGCTTGTATGAGGACTATAGCAAGATGCTGACAGCAGCATCAAAAGCATTTAGGAACTCTAACGGACAGAAGTATAAGCTGCATATAGATGGCGTGAGGGCTGGAGATGCAGAATTCCAGAAAGATTTTGAGGAGTATGTAAAAAAACAGATAACTGATTACATATCATCAGAGAATGCGATATATCCAGAATTCGATGGATATGACCTCGAACCAGATAAGGGAGCAAATGTTAAGACCTCAGATGATTACCTGAAACTCCGGGCAGATCTGTTCAAAATGGTAGCGTCAGCATTTCATATTCCGGAATCAATGATGTCCGGAAATATAACAAGCATGAAAGAAATTGTTGGAGCGTTCCTTACGTTCGGAGTGGATCCTTACGCAGATGCCATAACATCCACGCTCAATAAGCGAGGAGATGTGGATAACTACTTACAAGGCAATTACTATGTGGCAGATACAAGCCGTATACAGCACAGAGACCTCTTCGACGTAGCGGCGAGTGTGTCAACGCTCATAGGATCAGGCGTGTACTGCATAGATGAGACCAGAGAGGAGCTTGGAAAAGAACCACTGAATACCGACTGGTCGAGGAAGCATTTCATAACAAAAAACTTTGAAGAAATAGACAGATTCCTTAAAGGAGTAGCGGAAGGAGGTGAAGGAAAGAGTGAGTAAAAAAGTATTTTATCAGATAACAAGAGATAACGATACGAGAACAGCAGATATCAACATATATGGTGATATCACAAGCAACGCAGAAGTTTACAGAAACTGGTGGGGCGATGATGGCAGCGTATCAGCGAGAGACATCAAGAGCGAGATAGAAGGACTTGACGTGGACACGATCAATGTCTACATCAACAGTTACGGCGGCGAGGTTGCCGAGGCTCTTGCCATATACTCAGCGCTTCAGAGACATAAGGCACAGGTACATACATACTGTGATGGCTTCGCCTGTTCCGCAGCTACGATCATATTCTGTGCCGGAGACGTCAGGACTATGGGCTCTATAGCTCTCATGATGATTCACAATTGTATGTCATATATTGGCTATGCCAACAGTGAAGAGATGCGCAAGGCAGCAGAGGACAATGACAAGATCAATCAGTCCAGTATCGAGGCATACAAGAAGGTAAGCAACCTCTCAGAGGACGAGATTAAGCAGATGATGAATGCTGAGACCTGGCTCACAGCGCAGGAGTGTCTTGACTATGGATTCGCAACGGAGATAGCCGGTGATGACGATGAAGAGGATGAGGAGACACAGCAGAGTGCCATGGCATCTATACATGACGCTATTCTTGGATACAAGCCAGACATGAAGAAGTTCTTTAACGAGCAGACATTAAGGCTTGACCAGATTCAGAAGTCTATTGATGAGATGAACAAGGAGAGTGATCCATCACATCTTGACGGTCAGAAACAGACTGACAATTTCTTACAGAAATTCTTTAAAAATTTATCATAACAGGAGGAAGAAAGAATGTACAAACCAGGTTCTAACCCTGCTATTAAGCAGGCAGTTGACGCCATGAATACAGCAATGGCATCAGGAGACAACGACGCTGCGCTGGCAGCGTTTGAGCAGTTCGGACAGGCGGTTGCTGATACCGTCAGAGAGGAGTTCCAGTCGGCAAATGGCGATAATGCCGTACTTGCACAGAGAGGCTTCAGGGTGCTCACCGCAAGCGAGACTAAGTTCTACGAGAAGGTAATCGAGGCAGGCAAGGCAAAGACTGTTCAGACCATGAACGGACTTCTCACACCTGAGGTAATGCCTCAGACTATCATTGAGGATGTATACAAGCATCTCATTGAGGAGCATCCGCTCTTAGACAAGATCAACTTCGTATCAGTTCAGTATCTTACTTCATGGATCCTGAACGATCACACTGTAAACACAGCCGTATGGGGCGAGGTAAATGATGAGATCACAAAGCAGATCACATCAGCGTTCAGAACTGTCAAGATGGCAGAGAACAAGCTGTCAGCCTTTGCAGTGATCGAGAAGGATATGCTCGACCTTGGCCCTGTGTTCCTCGATGGATACATTAGGACATTCCTTCAGGAAGCCCTTGCTACAGCTCTTGAGAAGGCTATCATCTCGGGAACAGGACACAACCAGCCGATCGGCATGGATAGAGACATTCACCAGGGCGTATCTGTCAACACATCTACAGGATATCCGAGAAAGACTGCTGTCAAGATAAAGTCATTTACGCCGAAGGACTATGGCGATATCCTTGCGAAACTGGCAGAGACAGAGGTGTGGTACACCAATAACACAAGCGGAGAGATTACAGCAGCAACTACGGCGGCGAACAAGGACGGTAGCACTAAGGATGGATATACAAAGCATGGTGGACGCACAAGAGTGTTCGATCAGGTTACACTTATCTGCAACCAGAAAGATTATCTGGAGAAGATCATGCCGGCCACTACTGTAATCACAGCGGCCGGAACATACGCCACAAATCTGTTCCCATTCCCAACTGACGTAATACGTTCAGCCGAGATGGCCACAGGTGAGGCTCTGCTCGTACTCCCTGAGGAGTATTTTGCAGGGCTTGGATCATCAAAGGATGGAACTCTTGAGTTCTCAGACGAGTTCAAGTTCACACAGGATCAGAGAGTGTTCAAGATCAAGCTCTACGGCAACGGTAAGGCATACGATAACAGTGTGGCTATCCTGCTTGACATATCAGAGCTTGAAGCCGCTTATGTCATGATCAAGGCAGCAGATGTTAATGTGACAACACAGGCAGCATCATCATAAGGAGTGAGTACACATGCTTGATAAGAACAATATGCCAGAAGAGTTTGTAACAGATGTCAAAAGGCATCTACAGATCACCTGGAATGATCCGGATACAACCGAGAGCCTTATCAGCATGATGCTTGATGGGGAGATAGAGCTTAATCATTTGTTCGGAGCAGAACTTGACTACGCTGCTCCGGGCTTGGCTCACAGGCTCTATCTCTCATATATGCTGTACGCATACAACAAGGCACTTGATGAGTGGGAAGGAGCCTACAGAGCTGACATCCTGAAACTACAGCATATCTGCAGAGTGAAGGAGGCTAGAAATGCTAAAGAGCAGGTTTAGTAACTACAATGATGGCATTGTTTACATTGTTAAAAAGAAACAAAAGTCAACAGACTTTAACGCTGCCAAGAATGCGCTCAGCCGAGATGATCTTGAAGAGGTGGTCAAGCTTGCATATGAAGAGAAGAGCAAGAGAGACGAGGACATCGAGTTCGCATCGAGCCAGGGCAGGACACTCTCTTTAAAAATAAAGACAAGATCATACAAGGTGGATCCTACATTAAAGGCCATAGCAGGTGACACGCTCTACAGCATCATCAAGCTGGATCACGACAGGGCAAAGCAGGAAATGTACATATATCTTGAAGAGGAAAGGAAGTTAAGCGATGGAGTTAATACCTGAAGAAAGAGAACAGGCAGAATCAATACTTGACGAGACAAGAAAGACTCTTGAAGAGCTTGCCAGATCAAGCGATGTGCCGATGGCAGGGGCATATTACGGCACTTGTACAGCGGATCATCTGGACGAATGGAATTACTTTGTCTTTAACAGGACAAAGACTTCAAAGGCATCAAACCGGTGCGATCTGCAGACCAGATATGAGGTGCATATCATTCATGAGAACTGTATCCCTGAGGGGTATGTGCAGACTGTTATTGATGCGATTGAGGCACAGAGCACACGTTGCGCCGGCGCAAAAATGAAGGCAACATCAGACGATATCCCGTATGAATACATCACGAAGGGCAACACAGATGTGGTTGTTGAGGTGGCAACTATTACGTTTGTACACCCGGAAAAGAGGGTGTAAATGGGAGTTAGATCAGAATGGTTCAAGCTGGAGGGCGATGTTGTCTTAGATGATCTTATTGATTCATATAAGGATGACGGAATAAGGGTCATCAACGATGTTCTTCATAATGAGGGCGCTGACGTCATTCAGAAGAACATAGCGAGTATCCTGCCAGTATCAGGAAGAAACTGGAACAAGAAGAAGAAACCGGCAAGTGTAGCGAAGCCATTTGAACACAGAGACAGCTTACTAGCAGTTACGATAGCGTCAAGAGGCTCCTATCATTATCTGTATTTTCCTGACGATGGAGAAAACACAAGGAGACATGCTGGTGGACAGCACTTCATGATGCGTGGAGCAGAAGAATCATCAGATAAAATCATAGAAATATGCCTGGGAAAACTTCTGGGCGACTAGGAAATCCTAGAAAGGAGATAAAAATGTCAAACATCTTTTCAGAATTTGAAATAATAGAACAGCATATCAAGGTAGCAGGAGAAGATACATATGAGGATATGAACTGTGTAGGTTCGAGCGAAGAGGAACTTGCAGTCAGAACAATCAAAAAGAAGTGCCGGGGTAGAATCAGGAAGAAGAGAACTCGTGGTACTGGAGATGGAACACTGAAAGAATCCCTACATGTACCTCGCACGGTCTATAACAAGATATATGATATGACAAGGGAGAAGCTGGCCAAGGGTGTATATGCCTATGGAGAAAACAGCAAACACCCTGAATTCTCACTGACACAGAAGGTATTGGATGAAGACGAGAATGTCAAGTATAAGGCATACCCTAGATGTATTTTATCGTCGGGACCATCAAGGAAGATCGAAAACGGAGCGGAAGAAGTGGCCGAGTTGGAGATGACTATTGATCTGATGCCGGATGAGAATGGTGAATGCATGTACGAGGCGCTTGAGAGTGAGCTTGAAAGCGAAGAAATCAAGCAGCAGTGGCTTACTAACTTCTCACTAGAACTTGTAAAGGCAGTATAAGAGATAAGAGCACCCGTAAGGGTGTTCTTTTTTGTAGGAGGAAATAAATGGTATATCACAAATTACTGATGGCGGATGGAAGATTTGAAAACGTGACGCTCAATCTTGGCGCTATAGCAGAGCTTAACAAGAGAAATAAGCCGCTGGCAGATGAATATTTTGCCAAGTACAAGGAAATGCAGAAGAAGGGCGAAGACTTCAACGAGCTTGACATGGCGAAGTTCATCTACATTGCCTACGCATGCGCACATCTTGATGAAGATATCCCATCGTTTGAAGAATTCCTAACCGAAGTTACAGACGATAGGGAGGAACTTGGAACGACGTTTGAGAATCTGTTCAATTCCGCGAAAAAAAAACGGGATTCCGTGATGCATTCCGGAAAGCCACGAAGGAGAAAGAACGGTCGATAAAATTACCCAGGTTTGAGCTGGAGGACATAGAGGACTACTACTGTCTCTTATACA